AGCGCCGCGGACGATTGCTCCACCGGGCTGATTCTGATCTCCTACACGACTTAATGCTGGCATATTATCCTAGTATAATTTTTTTATCTGGTAATTTAATACCAGTAGTTGCTTCAATATATTTGTCTTTAATACTATCATCTGTCATGGCAGATAAACTAATACTATTAGTATTTAGCGTTACCTTTGTACCCGGTTCTGCGGTAAACATACTAGGAATCATTTGCATACCTTCACGTCCGGGTGCAATAGATACAGGTTCACTGATGATAATATTATCACGGGTAATTTCAACTATTTTAGCGATAAGTTCTTCACCTGAGTTCAATTTGAAGGTGTATATTTTTCCATTTTCCATTATTTGCTTTCTGTTAATTTTTGCTTGAGTTCAGTGAACCCACCGATTAATTCTCCATCTAGGAAGATTTGCGGTAGTGTACGGGCAGTTGGTACTGCTTCTAAAAGTTGTTCTTTTGTCCAAGTACCGTGCATGATGTTTCGTTCTTCATACGTGATACCTTTTTGCGTGAGCAGGGCTTTAGCCTGAACACAGTAAGGACATGAATCCTTACTCCATACGATTGCTGTCATTATATTCCCTTATAATACTGGTAATTCTTCATAGTTAACTGTATCTGACATTACGCCAATAACATAGTTAGTTGATTCGTTTTCTTGCAAGGCAGTTTGTTTCTTGTTAATGTTTACATGTTTGTTGAACCAAGGGATTGGACTATGCTTGGGATAGTTTTCTGTATACTTTATACCAATTTCTTTCAAACGAGTAAATGCAGTAAAGTCTACAAAGTCTTTTAATATCTCTGCATTCAAGCCAATTACTACGCCCTTACTGAATAAATAATCAGCCCACTCTTTTTCTTCTTTAATAACTTCCATATACAATGCATACACTTCTGTACGACATTCTTCTACAATAGAAGCAAATCGAGGATCATCTTTGGTTACGTTATTAATCAACCAGGCTGTCCACTCAGCGTGAAGCAACTCATCTTGCAGGATCAAGGAGATAATGTTTCCGTTACCAATGTAAATTCGATTCTCTACCATAGCAAGACTTGTTGCAAAACTTACCATAAATCTAAATGCTTCTAATGCGTAAGATGCATGTAGTGCCATCCAAATAGCTTTGATATGTTCATGTTCTGTTACTTCACCACCAGTTTCTTTTAAACAATTAAGTTGATGTAAGTTTTCATAGTATCTACCGATACTAGCAGCCATGTCAATAATCTCTTTTGTATCATGTATCTTATTGAATTCTTCTTTAGGTACACCATATACATTACGAATGATATGTGAGTATGACTTACTATGAATGTTAGTCTCAAAAAAGCTCCAGTTACCCACTAGTGCTTCAAGTTCAGGTATACTGATTACAGGACTAAACACTTGACTAGGTGCACGACCTTGAATACTGTCTAGTGCTGTTTGTCTTAGTAGGTTGCTAGTAAAGATATGCTTGATAGCGTCACTAGAATCTTTGTGATCCATTTTATCTTTAGTCAACGAAATCTCTTCGGGTACCCAAAAGAATCCACGTGCTGTTTCTTCATACTTAGCAATACGCGGGTACTTTACTTCTTCAAAACGTTGTACTGTTACAGGCCCGGCTGGATCTAAAAACATTGTACGTTTGAGGTAGTTTGTTTGCTTACTTAAATTATATTGTTCTTTACTCATAATACACAACTTTCACAGTATTCGTCATCTTCTATTGCATCTAGCTTTACAAAAGGAATAATATTATTTTCTTCTTGTAGTGATGCCTTACTACCTACTTTGTTAATCAAACTATAATATATAGTTTTGATGCCCCACTTATATGCTAACATCAAGTTCTTAGCAATCAATGTGCCAGGTACTTTACCTTGGTCAAAAAATGCAGGGTTATAGAACGTATTTGTTGATAGTGATTGGTCAATATATACTGCCAATACTGCACTAGTTTTCAAATACTCTACACAATCCTTTTGATCCCACATCAACTGATACCGATTCTTTAATCGTCTGTATTCTGGTACTACTTGTACAAACGATCCAGCTTTACTTTCTTTAACACTGATAAGTTCCATTGGCATTTCGATACCATTGGTACTATTCAATACTACGCTAGAACTTTCAACTGGTGCTACTGCCATAAGTGTAGCATTTCTGATGCCATACTTCAATAGATTTTGGCGTAAGACTTCCCAATCTAAATTTGCACTAGGGCTAAAATCTGTTAGTTCATTGACGCCGGGGTTTCTACGCTCCCAGGGGAATATACCTTTGCCGTAGTACGTATGTTGGCTACGTTTACACGCACCTTTTTCCTGTGCTAGTTCTACGCTCATCTCAGTGAGGTAATATGCTTGATGTTCCATCCAACGTTTGACTTCTGCTAATGCATCAGCTTCACCATATTTGAAACTCTTACGTGCATGCCAGTATGCTAAGTTAGTAATGCCGACGCCAAGTGGTTCAAAATCTAAGTTAGCCAATTTACTTTGTACTGATAAGAAGTCTTGATAGGTTAATAGATTGCTTAAGCTACGCACTAATACACGACATGCTTTACGCATCTCTTGTGGAGTTTTAAATGCGCCCCAGTTTATTGAACCAAGAGTGCAAAGAGCAATTCGTCCCGTTTCGTCTTCAATTCTCTGGAAAGGGCGGGTGGGTAAAAGTATTTCTTGGCATAGGTTTGATTGATAAATGGGATCAAGTGTAGTATCAAACGGACCTTGATTGATGACGTTATCGATATTGACAAGATAAATTCTGCCCGTATCAGTACGTTCTTTAAGTATTCCATTTTTGAATATTTCAACCGCGGGTAGTACCTTCTTTTTCTTTGTCTTATCTTGTTCATATTTTTTATACAGTTTCTCAAATTCTTCACTGTCTCTGTAATATGCTTCATACAAATCAGGAACTTCATGCGGATCAAACAATGTAATATTTTCGTTGTTACGATAACGATTCCAGAACATCTTGTTGACTACAACAGAGTAATCCATTTGACGCACACGTGTTTCTTCTGTGCCTTGATTATTCTTTAACACGATTAAGTCTTCAAATTGATAGTGCCAGACTGGGAATGTAACTGTGCAACTTGCATTGCGTACACCACCTTGACTACAACTACGTAGATCACCAAACCATTTCTTTAAGAAAGGAATCATGCCTGTGTGTTTGATTTCTCCATTACGGATGGCGGCTCCTAGTGGGCGAATGCGCCCTAACTCTAACCCGATGCCAGCACGTTTGCTAGCATACTTTGCCATCATTTCTCCACTGGCGAAAATACTGTCCAAAGTATCATCCGAACTAATAAGTACGCAACTACTAAACTGTTTAGTAGTAGTACCAAGGCCTGCCAGCACCGGCGTAGCCAACGTGAAATGACCATCACTAGCACACTCATAGTATTCTTTAACATATTTTAATCTCTTATCTTTAGGTTCATTGTGGAAGGCAGTGGCGGCTGCAATTGCATAACGTACTTGCGGACTTTCAAAGACTTGACCAGTGGCACGGTTCTGCACTAAGTACTTTTCGGTTAATTGTGCGATAGCCGCATAAGTGTAATTTTCGTCCTTGCTGTGGTCAAGAAACAAGTCAATGATATCCCATTCTTCTTTAGTGTACCAGTCTAGTAATTCACTGGTATACATACCTTTTTCAATGTTTGTCTTTACGATATCATATAGGGGCGGAGGATCATAGGTTCCGTATACTTCTTTACGTAGCATAGAGACCTTCTGTCTACCAGCCACGTATTGATAGTTTACATTATTGATATCACTATTTTCACTTTCATCAATCAAATTAACCATTGCTTTAAGCAGTAGTTCATCAATTGTTTTTGTACTCATTCCATCACATAGTTCTATTTGTGCTTTGATTTCAATCATGCTAGGACTAACATTATCAATGCCCCTGCATCCATGTGCTACTTGTCTTTGTATTTTAGAAATATCTAAAGGGACGCTTTCCCCGTTGCGTTTAACTACGTGTATGTTCATGTTTTACCTATTATAATTTTAATTTTATCGATGACACATCTATGTGTCGCTTAATAGAAAAGTTGTTTGAATTGTTATTTACTACGGTATCGGGCCAGTAATTAAGTACATACTTAGCGCGGTCTACTAGGACTAATACCATATCTTCACCTTGCATGTCTATTGCTTCTACCAAATCTATATCGTTTATATTCATTAGATGTAGAGTATAACACATTCCTAATGCTCTTGCAACCGTACAGTAGGTATTTTCTACCAAAAGATCCCAGGGTCCGGGCCAGCTTTCACTGTCCAAAATATGTAAATGATGATTGACCAATGGTGCATTTTGCCACCATTTATCAATCTCCACACATTTGGTTTTAGTATCACTATGTTCTAGCGTTGATCTTAGGTTATACCAGCTATTCAGTCTGGTTTCATAGTTCAATTGAAATACATTCATCAGACTTATACTTATCTAAGGTTAGTTCCTATACATAGTTTTTAGATTAGAAGAATGCAAAGAATTCACCAGTCACCGGCATTACAGTAAACTCCCAGCCGGTGTTGTTACCAAAATTAAAATTAGTTTCATCAGTTGCGTCCCAATATGCGCCACCGGTTGCGTTACTGTCTCGTATTGATAAGTAATTTGCTGTTACCGTACCACTAGCTTTAGTTAAAGTAAATTGTATTCCCGGCTGAGAACTTTTAATCGTTACTACATTTCCAGCTGTTCCCGAAAAAGCAAAATTTGTTATTGTAGTAGTAGATCCTGCTTCAAATATAATTGTACTTGCCATATTATTTTACTTTTCTATTAAATTAAAACGTGATTAACCAAGTACCAACAGCAGTCCATCGATACAGTCTATATCCGCCTGCAACAGTTACAGTTGGACTACCTGTTGCAGATCCGACAGGGTCAGTATCTGCTGTCCGAATAATTACTGTTCCGGATGATCCGGTGTCGCCATTCGCAGGGTTTCCAGTGTGTCCCGCTCCATATGTTCCAGTAACTCCACCACCCATGTCAATAAAGATGCCGGCGCCGCCGTCGCCAGCGGTAGGTGCCGACCCCGTTCCAAAGTAACCATTTCCGGCTACACCGCCTGCGCCACCACCACCGCCTTGATGCCACCCATCACCGCCGCCCGAACCGCCTGGATTGCCATATGATGTTGCATTGACTATGGTTAATTTATTGCTTGCACCGCCTGCCGAACCAGTTATTCCACCACCGCCACCAGAGCCTCCGGCTCGTCCTGCACTACCCGGACCACCGCCACCACCGCCACCGTTGGCTTGTATCGTATACGAGATACCGGCTGAAGTAATATAACTGGCTCCACCGTCACCTCCACTAGTTGATACGGAAGAGTTTGCACCAGTACCAGGCAAACCGCCGGCTCCTACCGTTACGTTTATTACATTACTAAAAACTACTACATTGCCGCGGACAACGCCGCCACCACCGCCACCGCCGCCTTTGCCACCGCCTAATGGATTGCCGCCTGCGCCTGCAACTAATAAGTACTCAATAGCAACTGATCCAGTCACTAGATTCGCAATAAATGACTCGGCCGGTGGGGCAAAGTTTGTAGTATAACGTGCAAATCCCTTAGTGATGCGTAGATCGTCTATGTAACCAACAAATGTTCCATTGGGTGTTGATCCCCATGTATTTACATAACTAGATCCAATTAATAATCCTCTTGGACTAGTATCATAAGGCGTTACAGATGATGTTTGGCTAAATCCCTGAGTACCATTTACAAATCCACGGAATGATGTACCGGATCTAGTGAGTGCTATATGAGTCCACGTGTTTGCTGTTACAACCCCCATGTTACCCGCAGAAGATTCTCCACCAAGGTCATAACCTGTGTTAGTAGAACTTCCTGCGAATCTAGCATGTCCGGTCGTGCCATCAATATAAATTTCATAACTAGCCCACGCAATATTGAGTCCACCACCTTTGTTGATTAACATATGAGTGCCTGCGGCTCCATTCCAATAAACCCAAAACTCAATCGTAAAATCTTCAGGTAAATGATGTTGTGGTGTGTGAGGTATCAATAAACCATCCCCACTACCATCAAAATACATACTACTTCCACCAAACTTACTTTGTACTGTAGAAATTTGTGCATTACCAACTGTTTCTAAGTCATTTATCATTGCATAATCATATATACCAGCGTTTGTATAGTTTAATAATAAACTTGTATTTGCAATTGCTGTTACAGGTGTTGTTGGTAATGCAAAATTACCAGTGTATACTGCGGTACCTTTGACTAAACGAGAATTTGAAACATAACCAGAAAGATAATTTACAGAACTATCTCTGCCGCGACCAATATGTAATGGGCCGGTACTAGCAAAATCTTGCGTCACTCCTGTTACTGTGCCTCCAGCAACGCCGTCAAGATATATTGTTAATGTAGTTCCCGAACGAACTAGTGCAACATGATGCCAAGCATTTAATGAAACGATCGGGCCTGTAGTAGCAAAATAATCAGTAACCCCAATACCAGTCATTAATCTTCCATTAACATTATTTGTTGCTAGAAACCAATCAGTTGTTGACCCACCCTTAGCAAATACTGGGTTAAGTAAAGCGTATGAAGTTATGTAAATCCATGCTTCCGCAGTCCAATCCCCTGTACCCATTTGATTTGATGCGTTATTTGCTACTGCTAAATAATCTCCAGTACCATCAAAATATCCCGACCCACCTATTATATCAGTAGAGTAGATAGTTGCCGGAGAGAATGGTGAGAAACGTTGAACTGAAACATCACCGTTCTTTGTAATGGTAAAATCGTTTGATGAGGTATCAATCAATCTATTAGATTGGCAAGTTAATAAACTTGTGTTTGTTACAGCAGTTAATGGCGTTGTGCTAGGTACAAAGGCAGATGTATATAGTGCGGTACCTTTAACTATACGGATATTTGATACATAACCAGCATTGAACCCTTCATCTGGACTATTACAAATATAAAGTGGATATGATGTATTGTTAAAATTAGTAGTTTGCGATGCTTGGGCAACTTGTGTACCATTCAAATATAGTGTTGTCACTCCTGCATTTCTAACAGCCACAACATGTGCCCAGGTATTTAGTATGCTAGTAAATGTAGCAGAAGGACCGGGTTCACCTGAAACAACTTCAGTAAAAGCCATACTAGTATGACTTACATTTAATGACCATGTTCCGGCTGCCGTGCCTAGAGCCAGTCTAGTACAAATCAACCGTCCTGACGATGGAGTGGTTGAAGTTAAATAAACCCACGACTCAATTGTAAAATCACCAGTGCCAAACGCAAAAGCAATGTTAGCCGGAGCCGTTAAATAATCCCCGGTACCATCAAAGTAATTACTCCAATTATCACCGTATGGTGAGAATGTGCCCTGAGTTGTATTACCAAAACGAGTAATAGCAAAATTGTTTGTACTACTATCTAAGAACGTATTGTTTTGTGCAAGACTAGCACCATTACTAGGTAACAATAATGTATTATACATAAAGTATGGATCGACTATACCAAGAACGAACTGTGCTGCCGAACCTGATTGTATATCTGCGAAACTATTTGAACCTGTGACACTTAATATTCCCGAGTTAGTTACAAGAGTTCCGTAAGACCCTCCTCCGCCATCAAATGTAGAGCCTAAAGAATATATAGTATAATCTGATCCCGTAAATCCAGGGCCATATAATACTGACCAAGTACTGTTATAAGTTATTGATCCAGCGCCGGTAATAGACCTTGATCCAATACCATTAGAAATAACATTGTAAAAAATAAAATTAATTGAATCAAGATTTATTGTTCCAGCGTCTACTACTAACGTAGAAGTTTGAATGTATGCTTGATTAGCAGGCAATGTGAGAGTAACACCTTCTTTATTCACACCAATACCAGCTAGTTGTTTACTATACTGTGCTGTCCATGTTTGTGTACTGGTGAATACCGGAGTTAAATTAATAAACGTTCCACCTGAAGATAATGTCAACGTACTAACATTTATTCTTGTTACGGGTATAGTAAACTGAGTGGTACCAAAATTTAAGTTATTAAACCAACTACCAGAAGTAATAGTTTGAGCAGAGCTACCTGATCCAGTGAATGACAAATTAGGTGCATTCTCTGTTGATGCACCACCATCTGTGCCTGTACTACCGCTAGATGTAGTTAACTCATCATATATGGCAGCTACATAAGTAGCAGGAAATGCACGATTTAGTCCCCAAATAATTCTAACTGCACCACTACCGCCGGATCCGGCTACTTGAGTTGATCCTTGTGAGCCGCCTGATCCACCTCCTCCACCTCCGAATGCACCGCCGTTAGGATTGGTGCCTGCTCCTGATGTTCCGATGGTGCCGCCTGACCCATTTATACCCGGAAGCGCAGTGGTTCCTGCTCCCCCGGCACCGTTCCCGCCCAGTCCAAATAGTCCAACACCACCGCCACCACCACTTGATTCTATAGTTACGCTGCCGGAGCCGCCACCACCAGCACCACCGCCAGTGCCACTGGTTACATTGCCAGTGCCCGAGTCTGCACCATTTCCTCCATTACCAGCGTAGCCGGCTGCACCACCACCGCCACCTGCAGTTCCCTCGTTGTTTGAGCTTGTGCCGCCTTGTCCGCCTTGCCCGCCACCATCGCCTACGTAAGTGCCGCCTACTCCTCCGGCACCGCCACTAGGTGTGCCACCTGCCCCACCGTTACCGGCTACTGTGCCTGCACTGATAAAATAACTTTGTCCCCCATTACCTGTAGATGGTGTGCCATTGTATGCTATTGCAGGACCTCCGGCCCCAACAACAACAGTATATGTTTGACCTGGAATAACAGCAATGCTATTTTTCCATCCAAGGCCGCCGCCTCCGCCACCTCCGCCGGCTGGGCCATTGCCACCAGCCGCCGACATACCTCCTCCACCAGCACCGACTGCTAACACACTAACACTAGTAACGCCGGTCGGTGCAGTCCAAGAATAAGTTCCCGGAGTAGTATAAGTTTCTCCACCAGGAACGGGAAAATCAGTCCCGACAGAATATCTTCTAGTTCTATCGGCGGCCGCAGTAAATCCACCTGTACCGGTAAAGGTAAAACCAGTTGCAGTTGTTAGGTCAAGATTTACTACGGCAGATTCTGTTGTTGCTAATATAATATTATTAGTACCGAATACAATACTGCGAGTATTGGTGTTACTTGAAATAAATCTACCTATAGTTAAATTGTATCCGCCTAGATTTAATGTACCTGCAATTAGATAACACGCTGATGTTGCAGTATATGTTTGTGTGTTACCTAGTGTTAGTGTTACTCCTGCTCCATTTACACCAATACCACCTAATTGTTTACTGAACTGTGCTGTCCATGTTTGAGTTCTTGTAAATATTGGTATCATGTTAGTAAACGTACCAGCGGACGACAAGGTTAGTGTATCTACATAAACTATGCCGGCTGTTAGTGTACTGTTTATATTATTAAAATTCAAATTTTTAAACCAACTATTAATCATATATGGATCCGTACCACCTGTACCAGATACTGAGAGATTTATAGCATTTGATGCAGATCCGCCGGCTATTGTACCGGCATAATGAATTTGTGTTGTGGCTCTATTTATAGTTACAAATCCACCTGTACCTGTCCAAGTAAAATTAGTCATGTCTTTCATGTCTAATACTGTACCCGACACAGTTTGTGTTAATGAAATATTACCTGTGCCAAATGCTATTGAACGAGTATTTGTATTGCTTGAACTAAATGTGCTAGCTGTTAAAGTAAAGTTATTTAAATTTAATGTGCCTGAGGTTAATGTAGTAGTCAAGTTGACTAGCAATGCGCCTGCTAATGTCGTAGTCCCACTATGATTAATAGTCAATGTTCCATTAATATAGTTACCATTAGATGTAATAGTGCCACTACCAACCATTGTTAGATTCAAATTATAAATGCCGCCAGCAGGTATTGTTAATGAATTCAAGTTTAATGATGTTGCGGCAATAATGAAACTGCCACCAGTAAAATCAAGTTTGTTGAACCAACTACCACTTGTAAGTGTGGGATTTTGGGTGCCTGTCAAGTATAAATTAGGAGCATTAGTTGATGTCCCACCAGTAGTACCAAATACAAATGTCATATTTGATGTGGTTGACATAGAACAAGCGAATCCATAAGGGTTCGTACCAGCAATAGTGAAGTTAGTAGCATTTGCCATTGACAACAAAGTAGTATTGGGATTTTCGGATAAGTATATGACACTGGCTCCAGTAGTACCATAATCAATACTGCGAACATTACTATTACTTGAAACAAAACTGCCGGTCAATAGATAATAATTATTAAGATTTAATGTACCTGATGTTAATGTAGTTGACTGAGTAACTACAGTTTGGAAATTACCAAGTAATGTAGTAGTACCAGTATGGTTGATAGTTAATGATTGAACACTTCTGACATTAGCACTATTTGTTGTAATAGTGCCTGTACCACGCATACTTACATTTAAGTCGTTGTAAGAAATTCCGCTAGTAACAGTAGATAATACCAGACTGTTAATATTTACAGTAGTAATACCATTATTAATACTAAAAGCTGTGCTACCAAAATCAAGTTTATTAAACCAACTGCCAGTTGTAATTGTTTGCACAGCAGTACCAGATCCAGAGAAACTTAAATTAGGTGCATTAGTTGAGCTTCCACCTGTAGTTCCAAATGTAAATGTCCTTGCTATATTTGCGGCTGCGGTAAATCCACCAGTGCCTGTATAAGTAAATCCAGTAGCGTTAAGCATCGATAGATTTACAGTGGCGGATGTGGTATGTGCTAATATAATATTTTTAGTACCAAATGCAATACTACGAGTATTAGTATTACTTGAACTAAATATACCAATTGTCAAATCATAACCGCCTAGATTGAGTGTACCGGCAGTTAAAACACAAGTTGATGTTGTATTATATGTTTGTGTGTTGTCTAATGTTAATGTTCCACCGTCTAAATTAAAACCTATACCATCTAATGCCTTACTGAACTGTGCAGTCCAGGTTTGTGTTCTTGTAAATACCGGTATCAAACTAGTGTATGTTCCACCACTAGCAAGAGTTAGTGTATCTACGTTAAATGTAGATACAGCCGGTGTACATGTACTACCAGTGAAGTCTAGCTTTTTAAACCAACTACCAGTAGTTAGGGTTGGTATGAATGACCCCGTAGTAATCGATAGATTTGGTGCGTTGTTTATTGAACCACCGGTAGTTCCAAAGGTAAATGTTTTTGCAACTGTTGTCATGTCTCCAACAAAGCCACCAGTACCAGTGTAAGTAAAGTTGGTAGCGTCAGCCATACTTAATGCGCCACCACTACCTGTTACAGTAATAGTATTAGTACCAAATAGTATTGAGCGGACCCCTGTACCAGTAGAACTAAATCTAGCTACAGTTAAATTGTACCCGTTTAAATCTAAACTACCAGCCGTTAATGTAATAGTTCTAGTGCTATCTGATGTAACAGATAAATTGCTACCTAATGTAGTAGTACCGGTATGATTAATAGTAAGTGCTAGCAATGTAGTATTACCATTACCTATAATAGTACCAGTACCAACTATTGTAGCTGTTATACCAGAGAACGTACCAGTTGCAGACAAAGTTAATGAATCTAAGTTTAATGTGGTTGTACCTGGATTGAAAACAGTAGTACCAAAATCAAGTTTGTTGAACCAACTAGCAGTAGTCAACGTTTGTACTGCTGTACCGGTTCCAGTAAATGTTAAATTAGGGCTATTAGTTGCAGAACCACCAGTAGTACCAAATGTAAACGTTCTTGTAACATTAGCTTCCGCAGTAAATCCACCAGTGCCCGTGTATGTAAAGTTAGTGGCAGTTGCCATATCTACATTGAGTGCACCGGCTATAGTAGTTGACAATATGATATTTTTAGAACCAAATATTATTGAACGAGTGTTACTGTTATTTGAACTAAATGTACCAATACTTAAATCATACCCACCTAAATCTAATGCTCCATTACTTAGTTTACACAATGATGTTGCAATATAAGTTTGAGTACCATCTAGCGTCAATGTTCCCCCGGGTATGTTTACTACAAAACCAGCTAGTTGTTTGCTAAATTGCATACTCCAAGTTTGAGTCCTAGTAAATGACGGTGTTAAATTAGTGTAAGTACCACCGGATGCTAATATCAATGTACTTACTTGAACAGTGGCTACTGCCGGGGTACAAGTACTACCTGTAAAATCTAAAGTATTAACCCAACTGTTATCAGTAGTAGTTGGTACCGCAGACCCACTAGTAATAGATAAATTAGGTGCATTACTTATACTTCCACCAGTAGTACCAAACGTAAATGTTCTTGTTACTACTGCGTCTGAAATAAATCCCCCCGTCCCTGACCTAGTAAAGTTAGTAACATCTGCCATTGACAATACAGTTTGAGCGGCTGTAGTATGATTTAATATAATACTGCCTGTACCAAAATTAATTGAACGAACAGTAGCACCAGTAGAACTGAATATGCCAGTAGTTAAATTAAATGCTCCAAGATTTAATGCTCCGCCGGTTAATGTATATGTACCATTTGTAGAAAGTGCATAAGACTTGTTTAATATCACTGTTCCGGCTGTATGAACAAATGCGGAAACAGGACTTAATGTTCCAGCTTGGTAAGTAAACGACCCCGATGTTAGTGTAAAGGTAGAAGATGGTGTTATTGTACCACCAGTTAGAGTAAATGCGCCGGCAATCGTAAACGTAGTACAATTAAGAATGCCAAGGTTAGAGAATGCACCGGATGTATATGATGCGGCGCCTGAACTGGTTAAATTAAAGTTAGCAAAGTCAACATTACCAGCAGTATATGTTTGAGTTGTACATGTTAATGCACCGGCTAATGTCGTAATCCCAACATCGGAATGGTTAATAACCAAGGCTGCAATAGCTTTACCACTTGAAGTGATTATACCATTTGTTCTCATGGTAGCTGACAAATTAGTATATGTACCACCACTTGCCAATGTTAAACTATTAAGATTTAATGTTGCAATAGCAGGTATACACGTACTACCGGTAAAATCAAGTTTGTTAAACCAACTATTAGTCGTAATTGTAGGAATAGCTGATCCCGAATTGATTAATAGATTTGGTGAATTGAATACAGACCCCGACGTAGTACCAAATGTATATGTTCTAGTAATTGTTGCATCAGAAATAAATCCACCAGTAATGCTTGAATAAGAGAAGTTAGTAGCATCTGCTATTGATAATACTGTTTCGCCAGCCGTAGTAGTTGCTAATATGATATTGTTGTTACCAAATACTATAGAACGAATATTTGTGTTAGAACTATTAAACACTCCAACAGTTAGATCATGACCACTCAAATCAATTGTACCAGTTACTAATGAACAAACTGACGTTGCAGTAAATGTTTGCGTACCATCTAGAGTCAATATGTTGAACAATCTATTGAAACCAATACCACCTAAAGTTTTACTATGTTGGCTACTCCAAGTTTGTGTTCTAGTAAATTGTGGTATTAAATTAGTATATGTCCCCCCACTAGCAAGAGTTAACGTATCTACGTTTATGGTAGTAACCGCAGAGTTAATTTGACAGGTACTACCTGTAAAATCTAGAGTTTTAAACCAACTGTTAGTTGTAAGAGTGGGTATTTCAGCACCACTTGTAATAGATAGACTTACTGCATTGGAGAAAGTACCATCGGTAGTACCAAACGTGAATGTTCTTGTAACATTTGCTGCCGAAGTAAATCCACCAGTACCCGTGAAGTTAAAGTTAGTAGCAATTGCCATTGATAGAACAGTCTGAGCCACAGTAGGATGTACTAGTGCTACACTACCTGTACCAAATAATATTGAACGTACATTAGCATTGGTTGAACTGAATATACCAGTACTCAACGTGAATCCAGCAAGATTTAGTGTACCCGCAGTGAATGTATAGGTACTAGTGTTGGCTAATGTTAGATTGCTACTTAAATTAACATCACCTGCCGTATGAATAAATGATGTTACCGACGACAAGTTACAATTATTATAATTTAATGTACCAGATGTGACTGTGAACGTAGGTGTATTAATTGTTCCACCATTGATATTCACTGTTCCAGCTGACATTGTAAAACTTGTACAAGTTAAATTAATGTCAGTTAGTGTGCCTTGCGTGAGTACTACTGCACCGCCGTTGATAGTAAATCCTGCATAAACAATTGCACCCACAACGTGTGTATAGCTTGTACAAGTTATATTGCTTCCTAGTGTGAGTGTACCGGGAGTGTTTACTACAAATGCCGCAATAGTTTTACCATTTGTATCAATAACGCCAGTGCCAACCATGGTTGGTGATATACCGGTATATGTTCCTCCACTAGATAACGTTAATGCATTGAGATTCAATGTCGTTGTGCCTGGATTGAATAGTGTAGTGCCAAAATCGAGTTTGTTAAACCAACTGCCAGTTGTAATTGTTTGCACAGCAGTACCAGATCCAGAGAAACTTAAATTAGGTGAATTATCTTTTGTGCCACCACCTGTTGTACCAAACGCATATGTTCTTGTAACATCGGCGGCCGCAATAAAACCACCTGTTCCAGAAACGGTGAAACCAATAGCGGTTCCTATGTTAAGCACAACAGTAGCGGCAGTGGTGTGTGTTAATACAATGTTATTGACACCAAAATTTATTGATCTAAAATTACTATTACTCGAAGTAAATATACCAGTTGTTAATTGATATCCATTTAAAATCAAAGCACCTACTAGAAAATTGTATGTACCGGTAGTTGTAAGAGCATATGCTTTACTAATTGTTACGGTGCCTGCGGTATGGGTAAATGTAGGTACCGGACTTAATGTACCTCCACTATAGGTGAACGAGCCTGAGGCAATTACAAAACTAGTGCTAGGGGTAAGTGTTCCGTTTGTTAGATTAAAGACACCATTAACAGTCCAAGTTGTACAAGTGATAACACCTATATTACTTAATGTACCGGATGTGTGTGATGCCGAACCAGTAACTGATAAATTAAATCCACCAAAGTTAACATCGCCTGCTGTTTGCGTATACGTTCCGGCAACAACCAAGGCACCCGTGAACGTAGTTGTGCTTATATGATTGATCGTTAAGGCCGCAATAGTTCTACCATTACCATTAATTGTACCGGTATCCAACATTGTTGCAGTCAAATTAGTAAATGTGCCACTTGTTGGTAAAAGCATTGACTGAAGATTCAATGATGTAGCCGATGCAGTTGTAGATCCAGAAAGAGTGCCAGTGAAATTAGTCAAATCTAGTGTTTTAATCCAACCACCTGTATCAATTAATAGTTCTGTAAATCCACTTGTTATTGTTAAGTTTGGTGCATTGTTTATAGAACCACCGGAAGTAGAACCAATTCTAAAACGTCTGCTCGTATTGGCGGCTGCTCTAAATCCACCAGGGCCAGAACAACTAAAGTTAGTCATATCCGCCATGGTAACGTTGATGGCGCCGGATGTAACATTTGTTAATATAATGTTACCTGTATTACCTGAACCAAATAGAACTGAGCGTACACCCGTACCAGATGAACTGAATGTACCAACAGTTAGGTCAACTCCATCTAATAACAATACTCCGGCTGTTTGTGTATATGTGCTGGATACTGTAGCTGCCTTACTAAGTGTTATATCACCTGCTGTTTGAGTAATAACTGGAGTTGTCAATGCCGTAGCAAGCGCGCCAAGAGTAAACGATCCCGCAGTAATAACAAAGCTAGTACTACAAACAATAGAGCCACTAGTAAGAGTGAATGTTGGACCGTTGTGATTGAATGTCACGCAACTAACGGTACCAAAATTATTTATTGTACCATTATTGTAATTAAAAGGGCCACTGGATGTTAGTGTATATCCAGCTAAATCTAATGTGGTGTCAGTGACTTGCGTGTAAGTAGTTACACCTAATGCACTTGATAATGTAGTTGTGCCTAATGCCGGAATAGTGAATGTTAATAGTGATCTACTATTACCGCTGATAGTACTTGAAGTACCATACATGTTAACAGTCAATAGAAGATATGTTCCACTAGGATCCAAAATCAAGTTGTTAACTTTTATGAATGCAGTAGACGATGTCCCTTGATTTCCAGTGAAGTTTAATGTCTTAAACCAGCTGTTGTCATAAAAATCAAAACCGTTTACACTTGCATTAAATGTTAAATTTGGGGCATTAGATTCAGATGCACCGGATGTACTACCAAAACCAAATGTCTGTGCTGACCCGCTATTTGACCTAAAACCACCGGTACCTGTATAAGTAAAATTATCAGCAATGGCCATATCTAATACATTACCTGAACCGGTCAAGTATATGTAAGATGAACCAAAAATCACAGAACGGACCGTAGTATAAGAAGACGTAAATACACCAGTTGATAAAGATTGACCATTCAAATCTAGTGTAGGTGTTGATGTAGCTCCAAATGTAGTTGTACCAGTAACATACAATGTTCCAGTAGTTGCTGTTAACGTTGTAGTTCCAGGATGGTCAATTGTTAATGCGGCAATTTGTTTGTTGTTACCATTAATAGTTCCGGTGCCAGAATTTAAATTTACTGTTACATTACTATAAAGGCTGGTTTGTGTTCCACTCGGAGACAGTAGCAATGAACGTAGATTCAATATTGTGGTTGATAGAGATGTGGCGCCTGATATAGGATTTTGACTGCTAGTACAATTAAGTATGTTAAAATAACTTCCAGTAGTAATTAATGCTTCGGCTGATCCTGCAGTGAATGTTAAATTGGGTGCGTTTGATGCAGATCCGCCGGCACCACTTCCAAATCTAAACCGTCTAGATCGATCTGGCATGCTAACAGTAAATCCACCAGTACCAGTCCAGGTAAACCCAGTAGCGGTAGACATATTAAGACCATATGCATCAGCTATACTATTAATATTTTGAGTTAATGCAATATTTCCTGACCCAAAATCAATACTACGTGTAATCGCACTAGTTGAATTGAAGTATCCAGTTGATAGAGTAAATCCTGCTAAAGTAATCGTTCCACTATTAAACGCATAAGTTCCATCTGTAGTCGTTGCATATGATTTTTCTAGTATAAAATCACCTGCAGTATGTGTAAAGGTTGGTGTTGCTGACATTGAGGCTCCACTGCCTAATGTGAATGATCCACTAGTCAATACAAAACTTGTACTACAATTAATTGCACCACTAGTCAATGTAAAAGTAGGACCATTATGCGTGTAAGTTGTTGTAGTTATGGTGCTAGAGTTCACTATTAAAGTACCACCGGTATATGCAAACCCAGCCGATGCGGTCAAAGAGTATCCGGCTAAATCTAATGTTGTGTTAGCTACGTTGGTATATAATGCAGTAAAACCCAATGCACTTTGTAATGTCGTAGTACTGCCGCCGGGTATAGTAATTGTGTTTAAACTCTTACCATTACCATTGATAGTACTACTTGTACCATACATGTTTGCTTGCAAGAATCCATAAGAAGTAGTGACGTTAGCAGTACTTGACAATATTAAATTGTTGACATACACTGGTCTTGGTGTAGCCACTGAAGTAGTACCAACAATACCAGTACTACCTGTACAATCTATTTTGTTGAACCAACTATTGCCGGAAATCGTTGTATTTCCTGCACCTGTATACACAAATAAGTTAATTGCGTTAGATGCACTAGCACCTGAGGTAGAGCCAAAATCAATCGTTTGATTTCCAGTAGCATTGGCTTTAAAGCCGCCGGTACCAGTCCAAGTAAAATTATCAGCAGTGGCCATCGATAGTCCACTTGAAGTGATAATAAAATTACTACCAAATGTTACTGTTCTTGCAAGAGCGTAACTCGAACTAAATGCCCCGGTTGTTAGGTCGGCTCCGCTCAATACTAGTGTCGGTGTTGATGTAGTTCCGAGTGTAGTTGTACCAGTAACAGTTAATGCATTTGTTAATGTCGTGGTACCTGCATGGTCAATACTTAGTGTAGCAATTGTTTTACTATTGCCACTTATAGTACCCGAAGTTGTCATCAATATCGTTGCGTTAGTATAAGTACCTCCACCTAGTGATAAGTTAGTGACGTATAACGAAGTGGATGATGCGGACGTAGAGCCAGATAAGGTGCTAAAACTACCGCCGGCACCACTTACAAATGTTAGTGTGTTGAAATAACTTCCACTAGTAATTAATACTTCGGATGAACCGGCAGTAAATGTTATGTTAGGTGCATTAGCTACAGTTGCACCAGAACTACTACCAAATCTAAACCCTCTAGAGTTAGTCATATTACTAGTAAACCCGCCGGTACCAGTCCAAGTAAAATTACCAGCGTTGGACATATCAAGTACCATCTGAGATGCAGTAGTATGTGTCAGTGTAATATTACCGGAACCAAAAGCAATTGACCTTACGGTCGAGTTGTTTGAACTAAATATACCAGCACTCAATGTATATCCAGTGTCAACTCCACCATTAGTTAAATCTAATATACCAGCATTTAACGTATATTGTCCGATAGAAGTAAGACTATAACTTTTACCTAGAGTAAACGTACCTGCATTTTGAGTAATCAATGGTATAGCACCTAGAGTTCCACCAGTACCCAATGTAAATGCCCCGGCTGATAATACAAAACTTGTGCTACAGTTGATAGTACCGCTACTTAGAGTAAATGTAGGACCATTATGTGTGTAAGTTGTTGCACTAATAGTACCAGTACTCATTGTCAATGTACCGTCTGTATACGTAAATCCAGCATTAGCTGTCAAAGTATAACTGACTAAATTTAGTGTAGTATTTACTGTTTGGGTGTACAATGAAGTAGTTGTAACTGAGCCCGCTAATGTTGTAGTGCCACCTGCAGTAATAGCAAAGGTGTATATACTTTTACCATTACCATTAATGGTGCTATTCGTACCGTACATAGTTAATTGCAACCAGTTATATGCACCTACTGCCGCAGTAGAAGATAATATCAAATCATTGACATTTATTATTGTGGCAGTAATGGTAGAACCAGTACCAACAATACCTGTACTACCTGTACAATCTATTGTATTAAACCAACTACCAGTTGAGAGTGTGGTAACGCCTGCACCTGTATATACAAATAAGTTAATTGGATTAGCTGAACCGCTGTTACTAGTACTTCCATAATTAATTACTTGACTACCGGCAGCGTTAGCTTTAAATCCGCCTGCACCCGTATAAGTGAAATTAGTGGTGTTAGCCATACTAACACCAGCAGTAGTAACAATAAAATTACTACCAAATGTTATTGTTCTTGTAAGAACGTTGTTTGAACTAAATATACCAGTTGTTAAATCATATCCACCAAGATTTAACGTTGGAGTTGATGTGACAGCAAGAGTAGTTGTTCCAGTCACAGATGTTGCACTTGTTAATGTAGTAGTGCCTTCATGGTCAATTTGTAATGCGGCAAGTGGTCTACTGTTTCCACTAATACTACCAGTAGCTTTCATTAATGCGGTTAAATTGGTATATGTACCACCTGATGCCAATGTTAGATTAGTAAGATTTAGTGATGTGGCTGTTGCAGTTGCTGATCCAGATACTGTACTAGAACTACCAGTACAGTTTAATGTATTAAACCAACTACCAGAATCAATTAATACTTCTGATGCGCCCGCTGTAATAGATAAATTAGGTGCATTTGTTGTTGCTCCAGCAGTAATACCAAATATAAATCTTCGTGTGACTGCCGCAGTCATATCTGCTGTAAAGCCACCGGTGCCTGTCCAAGTGAAGTTAGTAACATCACTCATTGATAAGTTAGTAGAGGCGGTACTATATGACAATAAAATATTACCTGAACCAAATATAATATTACGAGTATTAGTATTAGATGAAGTAAATCGACCAACATTTAATGTAAATCCAGATACATCTAATGTGCCGGAAGTAAAGTTATATATGCTAGTAGTTGCGGAAAGGCTATAACTCTTAAGAAAAGTTACTGTTCCTGCAGTTTGAGTAAAGGTTGGTGTTGCGCCCAGTGTTCCTAATGCACCCAACGTAAATGATCCAGAATTAATTACAAAACTACTACTGCAATTTATAGCACCACTGTTCAGTGTAAAAGTTGGACCGTTGTGTGTGAAAGTTGTAGTACTGATGATACCAGTACCCATTGTAATTGTTCCGTCAGTATACGTAAACCCTGCCGCCGCAGTCAGTGTAAAACTAGCTAAATCTAAGGTAGTATTAACTACGTGAGTACGTAATGTAGTAAGTCCTAACGCACTTTGCAATGTAGTTGTGCCACCGTTTTCAATAGTGAAGGTGTGTATGCTTTTGCCAAGACCATTGATAGTACTTGATACGCCAAACATGCTTGCTTGTAGGAACCCATAAGCAGTAGTAGCATTAGCTCCAGTTGCTAATATCAAATTATTGACATTTATTATTGTGGCAGTAATGGTAGAAGTAGTACCAACAAGACCTGTACTACCTGTACAATCTATTTTATTAAACCAGCTACCAGTTGTAAGTGATGCGGCGTTAGAGCCGGTATATACAAACAGATTAATAGCATTGGATGCTGATGCGCCACCAGAGGTACCAAAGGTGAACGACTGCGAGTTAGTCATGTTACCTCTAAATCCACCTGTACCTGTCCAAGTAAAGTTAGTAGCATCTGCCATTGCCACTCCACCACTAGTAGTTACAATAAAGTTACTACCAAATGTTATCGCACGTGCATTCGTGCCACTTGAACTAAACGTACCGGTAGTCAAGTCAACTCCGTTAAGAACTAGTGTCGGAGATCCTAATCCCAATGTTGTTGTTCCAACCACTGTTAATGCACCAGATATTGTTGTAGTACCAGTATGAGCGATTCCCATTGCGGCAATTGATTTACTGTTACCACTAATAGTACCTGCCGCAGTTATATTTGCTGTTAAGTTAGTATATGTACCGCCGTCCAATGTTAGATTTTTAAGATTTAACGTAGTATTTGTTGGAGCCGTAGTTCCAGTAGATCCATATACAGTACTAGTACTACCGGTAAAGTTTAGTGTGTTAAACCAACTACCAGTATCAATCCATACCTGTTCTGCGCCACCTATTATAGATAAATTGGGTGAGTTAGCATCTGAAGCTCCTGCAGTAGTACCAAATATAAATCTTCGGGTGATAGTTGATGCTGTCATATTAGCAGTAAATCCACCGGTACCAGTCCAGGTGAAGTTAGTAGCGTCGGACATTGATAGATTAGTACTAGCAGTAAAATATGACAATAAGATATTACCTGATCCAAAACTAATTGAACGACTAGTTGTATTGGATGAAACAAATCTGCCAGTGTTTAGCGTAAAGTTGGCTAGTGCTAACGTACCGGACGTTAAGTTAGTAGTACTGTTAGCTGACGTTATTAACGTGAAATTATCACCTAACGTAGTAGTGCCATCAATATTATTAATAGTCAAAGTTGTCAGGGTTGCATTACCGTTACTTCTGATAGTGCCCGTACCTCTCATAGTAGCGGTTGCACCAGTAAAAGTACCAGTAGGCGATAATGTTAAATTGTTAAGATTTAAATTCACACCTGGTAATGCAAATACAGTAGTACCAAAATCAAGAGTATTGAACCAACTTAATGCAGTGATTGTTTGTATTGCAGTATCGGTACCAGTAAATGTCAAGTTGGGACTATTAATAATCGAGCCACCGGTAGTACCAAAAGTATATGTTCTTGTTATATTCGCGGCCGCCCTAAATCCACCTGAACCAGTATAACTAAAGTTAGTAGCATCAGCCATTGACAATACAGTAATAGCGGCGGTAGTATGTGCTAGTAAAATATTATTAGTACCAAATTCAATACTCCGAATATTTGTGTTACTTGAACTTATCAAGCCAAACGTTTGATCGAACCCACCTAAGTTTAATGTACCGGCAGTCAATATACAACTTGATGTTGCTGAATAAGTTTGTACACTATCTAGTGTTAATGTTACACCTACTGCGCCTACGCCAATACCACCCAGCTGTTTACTAAACTGACTTGTCCAAGTTTGGGTTCTCGTAAAGACTGGAATCAAACTGGTGTATGTTCCACCTGTCGCTAATGTTAGTGTGTCAACATAGATACCAATAGTGGCAGCACTCATTGCCGGCGTGTTACCACTACCAGTGAAATCTAATACATCAAACCAACTTCCATTTGTAAATGTAGTTACTGCGGCGCCACTAGTAATTGCTAAGTTTGGTGCGTTATTTTGTGAGCCAGCAGTAGTACCAAATGTAAACGTTCTCGTTACTGCCGCATCTGATCTAAATCCACCGGTAGTACCTGTCCAGGTAAAGTTAGTCGAATCAGCCATTGATAGTACAACTTGTGCGGCGGTAGTATGTGTTATTAAGATATTATTAGTACCAAATACGATAGAACGAACACTAGCACCGCTAGAACTGAATATACCAGTAGTTAAATCAAATCCATTTAATGTTAACGTACCACTAGTTAATGTTGTAGTACCAGTAACTATCGTAGCTGCCGCATCATTGAGAGTCGTAGTACCTGCACTAGCAATAGTCAACGCCGCAAGTTGTTTACCGTTACTAATAATATTACCAGTACCAATCATTTGAGCAGTTAAGCCGGTAAAATTAGCACCGGCTGCAGCCGATGTAGTTAAACTGTTGAGGTTTAACACGGTAGCAGGTAGTGCAAATGCAGTAGTACCAAAAGAAAGTGTGTTGAACCAACTACCTGTAGTGAACGTTTGTAATGCTACACCACTACCAGTTAGTGTTAAGTTAGGTGCATTGGTTGTAGATCCAGCGGTAGTACCAAAGGTATATGTTCTTGTAATACTTGCATCTGCTCTAAATCCACCTGAACCAGTATAACTAAAGTTAGTACCGTTGGTTATATTAAGAACAGTTGTCCCTGCAGTAGTATGGTTTAATATAATATTATTAGCACCAAATAGAATACTGCGAATATTTGTGTTGTTAGAAGCAAATGCACCAACTGTTAAATCATTACCGTTTAAATTTAGTGTACCAGAAGTAAGAGTAAATGTATTAGTTGCCACAGCGAAAGTAACAGCGCCAGTTAATGACACTGTTCCTGTTCCGGCTGCAACAGTAAGTCCGGCAATTGGTTTACTATTAGTGTTAATACTGCCGGTACCAGACATATTTAATGTTAGGGCAGTGAACGTCCCACCGCTAGATAATGTTACGCTGTTAATGTTTAGTGTGGTTGCAGGAACAGCGTATGCAGTAGTACCAAAGTTTAATACATTGAACCAACTACCACTAGTTAATGTTACCAATGCTGTGCCAGAACCAGTAAAAGCTAAGTTAGGGGCATTAGCACTAGTGCCACCGGTAGTACCAAATGTCAGTGTTCTAGTAATATCTGCTGCCACTCTAAATCCACCGGTACCAGAATATGTAAATCCAGTGGCAGTTGCCATTGACAATACAGTAGTAGCGGCAGTAGTATGTGCTAATATAATGTTATTACTACCAAATGCAATAGAACGAACACTCGCATTATTTGAGTTGAAAATACCAATTGTTAAATCAGCACCACCTAAGTCCAATGTACCCAATACTAGCATAAATTGCGATGTTGCAGTATATGTTTGTGTGTTATCTAAGGTTAATGTTACCCCTGATCCATTTACACCAATACCACCTAGTTGCTTACTAAATTGACTAGTCCAAGTTTGTGTTCTTGTAAAGACTGGGATCAAACCGGTATATGTTCCACCTGTATCTAATGTTAGTGTGTCTACGTAGATACCAAGAGTAGTAGCGGTCATAGCTGGTACAGTTGTGGAACCAGTAAAAGCTAATGTTTTAAACCATGAGCCGTTAGTGAATGTAGTTACTGCGGCGCCACTGTTTATAGTTAAGTTTGGTGCACGTGCCGCAGTACCCGCAGTAGTACCAAATGTGAATGTTCTAGTAACTGACGCATTTGAAACAAATCCACCAGTAGTTGATGTTGTAGTAAGTCCAGTAACATCTGCCATTGACAATACAGTTTGTGCGGCAGTAGTGTGTGTTAGTAAGATATTATTACTACCAAAATTAATCGAACGAGTATTGATGGTATTCGAACTAAATATACCAGTTGTTAAATCAAATCCGGTTAATGTTAATGAACCAGCAGTTAATGTATATGTACCAGTTGCAGTTAATGCATATGCTTTACCAAACGATACCGTACCAGCAGTGTGGGTAAATGTAGGTACGGCACTTAGTGTTCCGCCATTGTAGTTAAAGATTCCTGTACCTGACACTACAAAACTAGTAGTCGGTGTAATAGTACCGCTAGTAAGAGTTAATGTTCCACCAGTAGTAACTGTAAATGTTGTACAAGTTATAGTACCTATATTAGATAATAAACTAGTAGCACCAGAATATGATACAGCACCCGAACATGTTAAGTTAAACGTAGCAAAATCAACAATACCTGCGGTTTGAGTGTAAGTAGTACATCCTAATGCACCGGCAAATGTTGTAGTGCTCGCATGATTAACTGTAAATGCGGCAATAGTTTTACCGTTAGGTGTTATAGTACCAATATCCATCATGTTCAATGATAAGTTGGTATATGTACCGGTACTAGATAAGGTTAAACTTTTAATATTTAAAAATGTGGTTGCAAGAGTAAAAGCAGTAGTACCAAAGGTAAGAGTATTGAACCAACCACCAGTTGTAAGTACAGGTATTGCAGTTCCTGACCCCGTAAAACTTAAGTTAGGTGCAGAAAGGTAGGTACCACCTGAAGTAGTACCAACACTATAAGTTCGTACTACTGAACAGTCTGCTGTAAAACCACCAGTACCTGACCAACTAAATCCATCAAGAACTGCCATTGACAATACAGCTCCACTGGCTGCGTTCAATACAATATTATTACTACCGAATGCCACTGAGCGAGCGAGGGAGCCTTCGGTCGCAAATGTGCCAGTTGTTAAGTTAAATCCGTTTAATGTTAATGAACCAGCAGTTAATGTATATGTACCAGTTGCAGTTAATGCATATGCTTTACCAAACGATACAGTACCAGAGGTATGTGTAAATGTAGGTACTGGGTTTAATGTTCCGCCATTATAGTTAAATCCACCCGCAACTACAAAACTAGTACTTGGAGCAATAGTACCACTTGTCAATGTGAATATACCGTTACAAGTCCAGGTAGTACAATTTATAGTACCAATAGATAATAATGTACCTGCTGTGTATAATGCGGCACCTGAACATGTTAAATTGAATGTAGCAAAGTTAATAGTACCTGCAGTCATTGTAAAGGTAGAACAACTTAATGCGGCACTAAAAGTACTAGTACCAGCATGGTTAATAGTTAATCCCGCTATAGTTTTACCATTACCAACAATAGTACCAGTACCAACAAAGGTTGCTGATAAGCCAGTGTATGTACCAACACTACTCAATGTTAATGACTTAAGATTTAAGTTAGTGGATGGAAGCGTAAAGTTTTCTGTACCAAAATCAAGTTTGTTAAACCAACTACCATTAGTCAATGTTTGTACCGGATTGTTTGTCACCCCACCAGTAAAAGTTAAGTTTGGTGCATTTGTACTAGAACCACCTCCGGCGTTACCAAAACTAAATGTTCTACTAAGTGGAGTGGCTTGAGCCGTATTCGCCCTAAATCCGCCAGTACCAGTACATGTAAAGTTGGTAGCGTTATCCATGGATAACGCTACGCCCGCTACTGTGGGTGGAGGGAAAATTATATCTGCTGTCCCAAAAGCAATACTACGAACGTTAGAATTATTTGAAATTAATTGCCGTCCTATTGTCATACTGTTGCCATTTAGATTTAATGTACCACTATTTAGGGTTAACGTGAAGTCAACATACCCAAAAGGGGACGTGAGTGTAGTGGTGCCTGTATGATTGATAGTTAAGTTGTTTAAATTTTTATTATTAGCAAAAATATTACCAGTACCAATCATATTAGCTGTTAATGAGCTATAACTGCCGCTGCCTAACGTTAAGCTACTAAGATTTAGCGTGGTCGACGGTACAGTAAAAGTGGAGCCAGTAAAATCTAATAGCTTAAAGTAACTTCCAGTAGTTAATGTTTGTATGCTCTCCGTACCAACTGTAGTATTAAATCTTAAATTAGGGGCATCAGATGCTGCCGCGCCACTAGCACTGCCAAACTGATAGGTATGCGTGGCGTTGCACCTACCAACAAATCCACCAGTACCAGTACAGCTAAACCCAGTAGATGTTGCCATCAAAAGAGTTGTGGTGCCGGGTGAGTTATCATTTAATAAAATATCTTTTGCACCAAAATTAATCGAACGAAGATTTGAATTACTTGAAGAAAAGATACGAACTGCTAAATCAAACCCATTTAGATCTAATGTTCCTCCAAAGTGCGTGAAAGTGCCTTGGGTGGTTAGGTTACTACCTAATGTGACCGGCCCCGCGGTGGCGGTGAATGATATATCTGGAAGCCCTTGGTTTGGCGCAGTAATTGTTTTGTTGTTGTACGGGATCGTAAAGGTGAGAGTACTACTGGCACTCCAAACCGTATTAAATAACAAAGTGAAGCTACCGAATACTGTAAGGGTACCTGTACTTGCAAATGTAACTGTCCCTTGCGTCACTATAAGGTCACGACAATTCAATGCACCATTCAATGTAACAGTGTAGGTTCCTACTCTGTCAAAGAATACATCGTCTACATTGGTTGGAACACTTGCGCCACCGGCACCACCTGAAGTAGCACTCCAATTCGTAGTACTAGTTGTATTCCAAGTCCCGGTTCCCCCTACCCAGTATCTATCTGCCATATTTTATTCTTCTAGTGTAGTGGTTGTGTCTGGTGATTCAGTAGGCATAGCGTTAATAATAGCTAGCCAATTGTCATATCTTTCTTGTTTAATTGTATCGATAGCAGTAGCAGATGTGCTATCATATTCTTCTTGTGTCATCCATATGGCATCACGATACAGTTTAGTATCCTCGCCTTTTTCGAAAATTATTTGCACTTGTCCGTCAATTTTATTAATAATATCTTCCATGTCCTACTTCCTTAATTATCAAAAACCAAAGTTTTTAGCCAATAAATGCCACTTGGTAGTTGCTTCATTGTATATAAACCCCATATAGTCATATTTATCATTTCCAGTAGACACTAAAGGTAATGCCAAATCAGCAGATCCAGCAAAAATACTATTCCAGTTCAGTGTTAATGAACTAGTCGATAAGAGTTTAAGCATCATCTTTTGTCCATCCACTGGTGTTCCAGTTGAAGCTATAGATAATGTTGAACCGGCAGTTTGTGTGTTTAAATGTTTAGCAATATCTGTGGTGTCTGAATTTATAGATATTGATGAAGTTCCATTTACTGTTATAATTCTTGATTGAATACTTGCAATAATACTAGTTGCGTATAAAATACCATTATAGTTTAATCGTGTTGTGGCAGTAGGGTTAGTGGTACTATTATTGAATTGCCCAGCAATAATAGTGTTTCCACTATATGCAACGAATGATGATGCATCAGTAGTTGCTGGCACTCCCCTATCACCGGGAATAGTTCCGGAAGTTAATACTGCGGCATTTCCAAAAGAGAATTGACTTGCTACACTCATTATATTTTCCTATTATATTAAGCCTGTGCCTCACCCCAACGTAGTAGAGTAGTTGCCAATGCTGTACCATTAAGAATCCTAACGTTAATAGCTAAAATGTCAGGTCCATTTGGATATGCACCTACTCCACCGAAAGGGCTGTTTGTCAATTCTTTTAGTTCGGTAAGAGCAATGTCGTTATTATTATTTGGAGTAGCAGAGAACGCAAATACCTGTTCTCCCGGGATAGCAAAAGTACCCGAAGACCAAACTATCGATGTACCTAGAGCAACTTGTGCGAGACTTGGTTGTCCACCCTGACTCTCCAAGTTCAATGATGACCATGTAGCACTAGTGAAATTCTTTGGGTTTAGTATTCCCTCAACAATAACTGATCCGGGACTTGATGCCGCATTATATGTTTGAATTGCAACAGAATTAAGTAGTAACTGACTTCTGTTTAATAAATCTTTACTACCTAAATCGCCAATTTGTGAGTTACTCACACTGGGTGCTAATCGAATCAAGAACATAGTAGTTGCTACAGTACTAATAGAAACGCTAGGACGCTGATAGTTAAAGATATATCCACGGTCTGTATCAAATAGTCCATCACAAATTAACGCACTACCCCAGTGTACTAACGTAGGACTACATGTATTAGAAACTAAAATAATACCAGTACTACTTGAATGAGATGCGGCGGCGCCTGCAGTAGAAGTTCTAAATGAACCCGATACCCATTGTACTAATGATGTTGATCTTGTACATCCAGTAAGAGTAGTAGATGTTTTGCCAGTATAGCTTATCATTTCATTATTAATGTAGACAGTACCTGCAGTAGGAAAGTAGGTAGTATCGTTTACTGTTAATGTGGTATCAATGTTACTACAAGAAGCAGTAAGATATGCTAGTGCCGGGCTCCCGTCATTATCTACACTATAACGAACCGGTAAATTACCTGTACGCATGTGTGCTTCCGTGTTAACGTTATTATTTTTTAAACGATGAGCATAGACCCAATTTCCGTCTGATCCGCGAACCATAAAATCAACGAAGCCGGCGCCGTACCATGTGTATTGTAGTCCCATCATCTGCATTTTACCAAGATCGATAGTGTATCCACTTGGGCCAGTGCCATCTAAACGGTCAATATTGAAATCACTTTGTTTAACACGTGTTTCCTGCACAAGAGAGGCTTTAACCCCAACAGCATTAACTACACCTCGATAGTCAGGGGTAACTGTTAATGCCGTATCACTTGAAACTTGTGTTACATACTGTGTCATACCACGAATAACAATTTTATCACCAGCCCTAACTTGTTGTGTAAACCTAGTGTTAGTACCGGTAACACTATTGGAATTTGAATTAATTGAGATCGTACCTGATAATTGTTGCGTTGCTTTTCTTCTAACTACAGAGAGTACTGAACCAGTGTGTTCCCAAAACATACCATTTTGGTCGTCAAAGCAGCCGGCACGTACAATTGCGCCATGCCAATTACTAACACTTATTTGCGCCGCAACATCCATTACAGCAGTAGTAGCACCCAATAGATTTGTCGCTAAAAATGCAAACGTGTAATCATCTATAATGTTGCTAACCGTATAAGTACCATTGTACCCGCTAGTGAGTACACCAGTCAACGTTATTTGTGCACCGATTTGTAATCCATGGTCAATATCATCTAATTTACAACTTACAATAGATCCGATTGCAGTACCACTTGCAGTTAACACCTGAACGTCATAACTAGGTCTAAAGATTGTACCAGTAGACCATAGTAAACCTTTACCTGACTGATATCGGAAATATTTTTTAGTTACACGAACCGTACTAGCACCAAATGAAGGTGTTTTACAACTTACAATAACACCCCCGTCAAACGGGCGATGTATAACTGAACTGTTTGATAATGCATATATCGTAGGAGTACCCGGAGTTACTATGCCTCCTGCACGTGCAGTAAAGGTAATACTAGTTAAGCTAGGTATGGAATTAATAACAAATTGACCAGTGGCTAGTAAAGGATTTGTTCCGCCTGCCATAGTACAATAGATAGGACAAGTAGGTACTAAACCATGATTTGAACTAAAATTCACTGTAATTACTGAAGGGTTAGCACCATCACTAGTAGCAGACGTAGTTGCTAAACTAGCACCGGTATATAGGTTGGCCTTCTTTAATAATGTAAAATCAGTAAACAAACTTTGACCACTAGAAGTACCAACTACACCATTAGCAAAATATCTTAATGTTGTGCTACTAGGTATATCAAATACAACAAAGTTACCGTCAGCACGACTAAAACCTTGAATAGCTGAACTTAAACCTGTAATATTAAGAGCTTGTCCAGCAAGAATACCGTGAGCAACTGAAGTGGTAACTGTAATTAGACTGTTGCTTGAACTAGTTGTAGTAAAGTCTGTTGTCATTACTGTAACCGTCAAATCAATACCTGGATATTCAAATATAGAAGGGTAGCCACGCATTAATCCGTAACCTGCCCATTTAGTTGGTTGCAGTCCATATTCAAAGTCAGCGTCAATCATAGACTGCGGATTTGATACACGCATACGTTCAATCGCATCTGTACCAAAGAACCATGGGCGAACCGTTATTCCGTTCTCTAATTCTTCATAAAAGATTTGAAGTGTGTCATTCGAATTTTGACCGGTCGTATCAAATCCCAACGTAATAGTGGTATAACCACCTTCTCGTTGTAAAATATTTGTAAATTCTGCTGTATTTTCCGCAGTGTATGTTACTGTTGTGCCCGCACAAGCTGAATCTGCAAAATTATATATAATTACATTTGTAGTTGTGTTAGTAATTACTAAAAATTGTTCTAAGCGTATATGTCCCGGGACTTTGACTGTGCCTACATGTACTGCTCCGGGGGTAAAAGTATACGATTTTGCTAACGTTTTTGCCATAATTCTTCCTTATCAGATATTTATCTAATATTTATATGCCTAATGCAATACTGATTGCAATACTGTAAGCCTTTAAACTGGTAAAGTTGATTGCCGGACTAACCATACTGGTTAACACTCTTACAATATCACCGTCTATACGAGCGTCTGATAATATAATAGAAGTTCCGTTTGTAGCTGTATAGTCAGCATTATTCATCTGAATACCATTAACAAACACAATTGCAGATCCCACGTTGTATCCACCGGTAATCGTAAACGTAGTTTGCCCAGCAGTAGATATAAATTCTTCTATCGCCCCAACACCACTTCCACCTCCACCTTGTGCTATCCAAGCTAAATTTCCCGTTCCGTCAGTTTTTAATATATGATTATTGGATCCACCGGCAATATGCAAATTAGCTACTGCACCCAAACTAACATTTGCTCCACTAAGTGCAACATTACCTGTAATATTTGCATAACCAGCAATATTTGCGCCAGTGTCAGAAACTGTTACAATTGTATTACCGGCTGATGTTACAGTAACGTTGCCACTCACAGTAGCAATATTTACATTACTTGTACCATTAGTAATTGAAGTGCCGCCACCGCCACCGCCACCGCCACCTTGTGCTGTCCAACTTAAGTTTCCTGCACCGTCAGTCTTAAGAACATAGTCTGCACTACCACCTGTTATATGTAAATTACCAACATAACCCAATGTTACATTAGCAGTGGTTGTAAAGTCTACTATTCCAGTTGCATTACTTACTGCCAATCCAGTTAAACTACCAGTACTAGTAATATTTGGCTGAGCATTTGTAGTTACTGTTCCAGCAATTGCTGAGTTAAGATTGGCAACTTGAGTTGTACTTAATACTTGAATTGGTGCTGTGCCAGTTGTTACTGTTGAAATTAACTGTCCAGTAGTACTGATGTTGCTACCATTAACATTACCGGTTGCATTGAGATAACCGGCAACATTTGCTCCTGTACCAGTAACAACCATAATATTAGCATTGCCATCAACTGAAGTAGTAACATTTCCGCCTGCCGCTACAATGAATATATTACTTGTGCCATTTGAAAGAGTACCGATGCCAGTTAATAAACTACCATTACCTATAAAGAATGGTGCACTGACATTACCTGTAATGTTTGCATAACCTGCAATATTTGCACCAGTTTTAGCAACAACTAATACGTTGGCTGTTCCATTTACTGAAGTGTTTACATTTCCTCCTGCAGTAGGTATGTTTACGTTACTATTGCCGCTTGACATGCTGTTTGGTGATACATCAACTCCCGTTAAGAACGCACCGTTACCAACAAAATATGTAGCATTTACGTTTCCTGCAACATTTACTGCTGAACCAGTTACTGTAACTACGTTGGCATTACCAGCACTAGATACTGTTACGTTGCCATTTAAGAAAGCTCTAACGTTACTAGTACCATTGGCTATAGAAGCTGCCGTTACACCTCCACCAGGAGCTGCCCAACTTAAATTACCAGTGCCATCAGTACTTAACACATAAGAAACAGTACCTCCGGCAATTTTAACATTACTAACATCACCTAAAGTAGTTGTGCCGTTAACAGTTAATCCACTTAAAGTACCAACACTTGTGATGTTTGGTTGACTATTTGTTCTTACTGTACCAGCGGTTGCTGAATTTAAATTAGCTACTTGGGTTGTTGAAGTCACTTCAAACGGTGGTGTACCAGTAACTTGTGTTGAAATATACTGTCCAGTTATGGTAGAATTACCTGCAACATTAATACCAGCGCCAGTAACTACGACTACGTTCGCATTACCAGAAACACCCATTGTGATGTTACCATTAAGTGCTGGAATGTTTACGTTACTAGAGCCATTTGAAATATTTGGACCTGTTCCTGTTGCCTGAACCCCGGTTAAATAAAATCCGTTACCTTTAACAAAAGAACCAGTTACATTGCCGGTTGCAGTAACATAACCATCAACGTTTGCGCCAGTTCCAGTAACTGTAACAATTGCTACATTACCGGCAACACCCATTGTGATATTACTAGATGCGGCAACTTGTACATTACTAGAGCCATTTGAGATGTTGGCTGGGCTTGTATCGACACCAGTTAATAAACTACCATTACCTATAAAGAATGGAGCACTGACATTACCAGTTATGTTGGCATAACCAGTGATGTTTGCACCAGTTTTGGCAACAACTAATACGTTGGCTGTTCCATTTACTGATACAGTTGCATTACCACCTGCAGTTGCAATACTTACATTACTGTTACCATTGGCCATGCTACTTGGTGTTACATCAACACCAGTTAATAGTGAACCATTACCTATAAAATATGTGGCGCCGATGTTTCCTGCAACGTTGACTCCCACACCAGTTACAACCATTACATTAGGATTGCCTGCAACAGAAGTATTGACGTTACCAGATGTAGTAACTTGTACATTACTAGTGCCGTTTGAAATATTAGCTGGACTTGTATCAACTCCAGTTAAGAACGCACCATTACCAACAAAATAAGTTGCGTTAACATTACCGGAAACGTTGACGCCTATACCAGTAACTTTTACTACATTGGCATTACCGGCAACACCCATTGTGATGTTACCGGATGCGGTAACTTGTACATTACTTGTGCCATTTGAAATATTAGCCGGACTTGTATCAACATCGGTTAAGAATGCACCATTACCAACAAAATATGTAGCATTAACATTACCGGAAACGTTCATCCCGAGCGTAGTAACTGTTACAATATTAGCACTACCGGCAACAGCCATTGTGATGTTACTAGATGTAGTAACTTGTACATTACTAGTGCCATTTGAAATATTAGATGGACTTGTATCAACACCGGTTAAGAATGCACCATTACCAACAAAATATGTAGCATTGACATTTCCCGTGACCGTCACGTTAGACCCAATAGTCATCGAAGGAGTAGTAGCAGTAAGAACGCCATTACCGTCATATGAGTTAGTAGTGCGAACTCTTACTATATTAGAAATACCGCCCATGCTGATTGTAACTGCTGGGTCTGTGTATTGTGCGGGACTAGTGTTTGGAATATATGCGGTTGCAAATGATTGTACAACAGCAGTGCCGTTACTAATGTTAGCTGGGCTTGTATCGACACCGGTTAAATATGCTCCGTTACCAACAAAATATGTAGCATTTACATTACCAGCGACATTAACACCTAGTGTAGTAACTTTCACTACGTTTGAAGTACCACCAACACCCATTGTAATATTGCCGCTACCTGCAGGGATACTTACATTACTAGTGCCATTTGAAATATTGGCTGGGCTTGTATCAACACCTGTTAAAAATGCACCATTACCAACAAAATATGTAGCATTTACGTTACCGGCAACGTTTACTGCTGAACCGGTAACTGTTACTACAGTGTTACCAGCAGATGCTATAGTGACATTACCATTAGCTGTGGCAACACTTACGTTACTATTGCCATTTGAAATATTCGCTGGGCTTGTGTCAACACCAGTTAAGAACGCACCGTTACCTATGAAGTAAGGAGCGTTAATGTTACCTGTTACATTTGCATAACCTGCAATGTTTATACCAGTGCTAGTGAAGACAACTGTATTTGAAGTTCCAGCGACATTTACATAAACATTACCATTGGGTTGTGCCTTAACTGCACTGTTACCTGAAACAAGACTGTTTGCAATATTAGCAGTACCAGCGTCAATATCAGTTAAGTAGTATCCATTACCCTTGATATAGTTTGCGCCTGCATCAACATTGCCTTTAATTATTATACCTGTAGTTGTTGCAAGTAAAACGTTAGCGACTCCGCCAACTGTGATTGTTACATTTCCGTTTATTGCAGGGACACTAACGTTACTTGTACCATTACTTACATATGCAGGGGCAAAACTTGTTTGAGGTATCCAGCTTAATACTCCAGCGCCATCTGTTGCTAGAATTTGACCATTACTACCACCAGCGATATGTAAGTTAGCTACTGCACCCAATGTTACATTACTTGTATTTGTAAAGTTAACAGTACCGTTGCTTGTTAGATTTGATAGTGTACCAACACTTGTAATGTTTGGTTGAGCGTTTGTGTATACTGTACTTGCAACTAGTGCATTTCCCACTTGACCTGATACATTAGCACCGGCTACACTATTTGCAGTCGTAGCGTATGATACTGCACCAGATACATTAGCACCAGCTACTGCATTAGCAGTTGTCGCATATGTTGCTAAGTTAGCCGTACCATATAGATTACCAATAAAGTAATTTGCAATAACTGCATTGCCTAAGTTAGCATTACCACTAGTAATATTACCAGTAACGTCTAAGCTAGTTAGTGTACCGACGCTAGTGATATTTGGTTGTGAACTGTTTACTATTGTACCCGCATAATTTGCGTAGTTTGAATTAGCTGATGTGATGCTAGTTAATAAACTACCATTACCAATGAAATAATTGGCTGAGGCTGCATTCCCAAGATTAGCGTTAGTTGTGGTAATGTTGGCGAAGGTAAAGTTACCGGTAGAGTCTATGTTGAACGATTGTAACTTTGTTAATGCCATTTGATAATTCTCGTATTATATATGTATTTATTCTTTATTAAAACGTCTTGAATTCGCTTGTTGGGGCGGTAAAGTTACTTGTATAACGTGCATAACCTTTTGTAAATCGCAGATCATCTAAATAGCCAACAAGATAAGCCGGAGTTGTTAACATACCAACTGCTCCGCCGGACTGTGTGAAATCTATACCATTTTGTGCAGAACTAGTAGCTACTACTGCTCCATTAACAAATAATTTAACAGTACCCGATGCTCTTGTGGCTGCTACGTGGTACCAAGTACTAGTAGAAGGTGACCAAGTATATGATACTGCATAACTGCCGGAACCATGACGAGATGCCTTCAAGGCACCTGCTTCATAACCGAACCAGAATGGCCCGTTTGCACTTGACGTATTATTTGTAGTTTGCCAAAAAGCACAAGTCTGCACAGTACTGAAATTTACCCAACATTCTACTGTATAATCTTCTGTAGCACCTATTGCATATACAGTATTGGAAGGGAAACTCAAATAATCCCCCGTACCATCAAAATACATACTACTTCCGCCAAACTTACTTACTGCTGTACTTAGTTTTGCATCACCAACAGTTTCCATGTTATTCATCATTGCGGCATCGTAGATACCAGCACCGGTCATATTGAGTAACAAACTACTATTTTGTACTGCGGTTAATGGGGCGGTCGGCGGTACAAAGTTTGCTGTATATACCAGAGAATTAGTAACTCGTAAATCGCTTATATACCCCAGTACACTATTTGTACTACTATATGCAAAAGTTGATAATGTAGTAATAGCAGTGCCAGAACTACCAGTACCTACATTAACTCCATTTAAATACAGTGTATAATTATTTCCAATTGTACGAGTTAGGACAATATGATTCCAAGTATTTGCCTTTACTCTAACATCACCGCTATTTAATACATTAGACACTCCAGTAGGAAGGTCAAAACGGATCTGTCCTGTAAAAGCACCGTCACTGAGATTTAACTGCATATTACCACTAGCAATTATACTAGTGTATGTACTTATTACTTTGGTTGAATAAATCCAAAATTCCAATGTAAAGGCTGTGCCCGCAACAGTAGGTAAGTATGAGCTTCCAAAAATTAAATGATCCCCACTACCATCAAAGTAACCACTACCACCAATTGTACTTGGTGTATAACCATTAGTTGTTGTACTTGTAAAACCGAATGGGTTTTGTTGTGTTGGTTGACTATTACCAAATGCAGTAATCGTAAAGTTGTTTGTACTGTTATCAATAAATGTCGGTGATTGTAATGTTAATAAACTTGTATTCGCAATTGCTGTTAGTGGGCTTGTCGGTGGGGTGAATGTTGCGGTATAGACGGCTGTCCCATTAACAATTCGTAGGTTGGATATATAACCTGTAAATGGTGAATTAACTGTTGGATTAACGGCAGCTCCAATAATTGTAGGTGAAGTATTTGTATAAATTGCTGATGCGCTTGTAGATGTAGTACCAGCAACACCGTTTAGATATGGAGTAAAAGTGCTTCCGTTTCTTACCAACGCTACATGAATCCAAGTATTTACTGAAATATTACCAAAAGATACCCCACTTGCAATATTCCATGTGCTACCGTTTGAACTTAGGTAGTAGTTTAGAGTACCAGTTGAGGCTGTGTAAAGGGCGTAATTTGTAGTTGATCCACTTTGATATGCACTAAGTAATTGTTGCCCAGATGCAACACTTGAAAAATATGCCCAAAATTCAATTGTGAAATTATTACTACCTAATTGCCCGCCAGCACTATATGGAGCACTAACATAGTCTCCCGTACCATCAAAATAACCACTATAACTTGTTGGGGTTAATGATGATGGATTGAATGGACTAAATCGTTGTACACTTGTATCACCGCCTTTTGTAATAGTAAAGTTGTTTATACTGTTATCTATAAAACGAGATGATTGGCAGGTTAATAAAACAGTATTTGTTATTGGTGTTAGTGGTGTTGTAGGTGGTGTAAATGTAGTTGTATATAATGCTGTGCCTTTTACTATACGAAAATTTGAAATATACCCTGGAAAGTAAGAACCATTAAATGATGCTTCTCTGCCAATGTTAAAAAAGGAACCAGCATTTAAATAAGGTTGAAAATTTTGATTAGCGGCAGTAGCTACAACAACGCCATTTAAATAAATTTTTGTTGTACCACTGCTTCTAACTAGAGCAGTATGATTCCACACATTACGTGTACAAGCAGTAGTTGCTGTAAGTAAAGTCACAGTAACTCCATCTGGGTACATACCAAAGTTTAAAAATCCTGAAGGATCTATGTAAAAATAGTAACTACGTCCAGAAGATGCACCTGTTGCAAGACCAAATAACATTGGATAGTTATCAAAACTTGCACCAGTATGATTAAACCAACACTCCACGGTAAAATTACCAGTATTAAAATCAAATGCAGTATTATATGGAGTAGATAAGTAATCAGTTGTACCATTTAAAGATGCAGACCAGTTACCACCATAAGGACTAAATGTACCTTGAGTAGCATTACCAGCACGTGTAACTAAAAAGTTGTTTGTACTGTTATCTAAGAAAGTACTATTGTTTACTGGTTGATTATTTTGCAGTGTTAATAAACTTGTACCACTGATAGCGGTTAGTGGTGCGGTTGGCGGAGCAAATGCTGATGTATATACTGATGTGCCCTTTACCAAACGAACATCAGCAATATAACCATTCATATAAAAGAAATATGCCCCTCCAAATTCATTTCGCCCGATTGATAACGGGCCACTTGTAATATTACTTAAATTGCTAGTTGTCGTGGTAACTGACACCGCACCATTGATATACAATCTTACGGTTGTTCCGTCTCTGACAAATGCAATATGATACCACGTGTTAGGTGCAAGAGTAGATGGGTTTGTAAATGTAGTTCCTGTTGAATTATCAAATACTAACAACGTTGTTGATGCATTATGTTCAACACACCATCTTACTGTCGGATCCTGTTGATGGGATATAGGTGTGTATGTGCCTAAAGATGCATTGAAATATACCCAATATTCCATAGTCCATGTAGTATCGCTGCCTAAATTTAGAGCTGAATTATACGGCACGGATAAATAATCTCCAGTACCATCAAAGTATCCACTACCATAACTACTATAACTACTGTTTGGTATGAATGGATCGAATGAATTTACTGTTGTATTACCGTTAACTGTTAATGTAAAGTTGTTTGTGCTGTTATCTATAAATCTATTAGATTGGCAGGTTAACAAACTTGTATTTGTAATTGCTGTTACTGGGGTGGTACTAGGTGTAAAGTTTGCGGTATAGGCTGCTGTGCCGTTTAATACACGGAAATTACTAATATTTCCTAATAAAAATCCTCCCACGCCAACAC